AGGAATAAAGAAAAAAGAAGGAAGAAGGAATAAAGAAAAAAGAAGGAAGAAGGAATAAAGAAAAAAGAAGGAAGAAGGAATAAAGAAAAAAGAAGGAAGAAGGAATAAAGAAAAAAGAAGGAAGAAGGAATAAAGAAAAAAGAAGGAAGAAGAAAGAAAATTGATTCTAACTTTGTAAATAATAACAATGAATAATTAAAACAAATAATATTTATCAATAATATATTTAAGATGACAGATTTAGTAACTGAACCCGATGTTTATTGTCCAAGTATTGATGACAATGGGAATTATATCGATCGTATCCCTTCTTTCCATATTATTAAAAAAGGTGTTTTATGTCCTTGTGGTTCAAGAAAAGATAAAGTATATGAAACTCATACTGCATTTTCAGCACATATCAAAACAAAAGTTCATCAAAAATGGCTAGAAGGTTTAAATATGAATAAGGCCAATTATTATGTTGAAAATGAAACGTTGAAAAATACGATTTATAATCAACGATTAATCATTGCGAAATTGGAGAGAGATTTAAATAATAGGGTAATGACTATTGATTATTTGACCCAACAATTAAATAAAAATAAAAATATAAACAATACGGATAGTGTAAATTTATTAGAATTTGATTAAATAAAGCAAAGTTGTAATAATATATTTAATAATTAATAAAAAAGATGTAAATACTTTTTTATTAAATAATTATACAAAGTATATTTTATATTAAATTAATGTTTCAACATCATTTATCCGCAGGAAAACATATGATATGTGATTTGAAAAATATTCAAAACAAATCATTATTAAATGATGCTGATCAACTAAATGAAATGTTGGGATTTGTTTGTCATTATTATCAGTTTCAAGTCATTGAAAAAATACATAAAGTTTTTCATCCCGAAGGTTGTACAATTCTTTACCTATTATCCGAGTCCCATCTTTCAATACATACCTTTCCAGAAAAGAAATTTCTCTCTTTTGATATTTATACTTGTAGAGAATATAAAGATAATACAGAATATTTGGAAATATTTGACTGTTTAATCGATTTTCTAAAAGCTGACAAGTGTTCAAGTACCTATCAAATAATCAACCGAGTCTTTTAGAAAAAGAGTCACCAATATAAAGTGAAAAATAAATACAATGTCTAACTAGGTTTTGCTCCACTTTTTTTAAAAGTGGATATATATATTATGTCAAAAACAATGATTCCTTTTTGGGTCAATGATCCAACCATTTTATTAAATAAAAATTATCTAGGAGAAATATGGCCGAATTCTTCAATGATTTATGAACAAAAATTAAACTCGATTACACGGTTAATTATAATCGTTACAGTTTTAGGATATTTGATTACTTTTTCAACGAAAATTATTATTTCTGCGATCATTACCATTCTAATCATTGTTGTATTGTATCAATTTCGTAAACAGAAAATTACAAAAGCAATGTTGCAAAGCAAAGAAGGCTTTGATGTGAATGGAGACGTTATTTCTGATTTATATAATGAAAAACCGAATCTTGAATCAAACGATAAAGCACCAATCACCATTACCAATCCTGAAACATTAGATACTTATTTGAAAGCGGATTTTCAAGAAGGAACCAAGAAGAATCCATTTAGTAATGTTTTATTGACCGATTATTTAGATGACCCCAATCGAAAAGCAGCGCCTCCTGCTTTTAATGTAGATGTAGATGAAGACATTACCAAAAAAGTGAAAAAATCGGTTCAATTTATGAATCCTGGCATTAAGAATACGAATAAACAATTATATAGTAGTTTAACCGACCAGTTTTATTTAGACCAATCGAATCGTTCTTTCTTTTCAACTGCCAATACAAAAATACCGAATGACCAAGGCGCTTTTGCGAATTTCTTATATGGTGATATGCCTAGTGGTAAAGAAGATACAGAAGAAGGTAAGATCCAAGCAGTTAAGGATAATTACCGATATATCCTCTACTAGGGTAGGGGAACCTACGGTTCCCCCTACGACCCCCTCCCTCACCTTTTGTATTTTTTAGGGGAACCAAGGTTTTCAGCTAGACTTAAGCCTTATGATCCATACTTTTTCCTGTTGGATAAGTTTAATTTTAGTAAAAAGCATTTTTTGCTAGACTATTTTTTTAAAAAAAGTGTAATAGATTTGTTTTTTTTGCTACACTTTTTTTTTAAAAAAAAAGTGTATTATATATAGATAAATGTCAAATACTTATAACTATACTTTTGATAATATGTCAAGAATTGGTTTAGACAGTTGCTGTATTGATCAAGACACAATTCAAAATGTTCAATCGTGTAATTATACTTTACAGAATTATTTTGCCAATGATTGTTCAATGAAAAATCCGATCGCTTTAGCAACAAGTCAACCCGGAATTTTTTATAATGGAGGAATGCTTTCTGGTGCAGGAGGTTGTAACATTGACGAGAGTTCCAAATTACAAATTGGTAGTATTCAAACACATCCAAGGTGTCATATTGATTTATTTCAACGACCTTTTGCAACTGTACCATTTTTAGGTCGTGGATCCGTCAATCCGGTGATTGAGGCACAAATTCAACAAGGAGAACAGATTGTCAACAAACGTAGTGTCAATAATTTGAGTGAACAAAGTTATTTGAATTATCATACGACTCCTCTTTTATCCAATATTAAAAACCGTATTGAAAATCCTAGTTTTTCGGTAGAAGGAGTTGCAAGTCAAGGTTGGATTCGTGGTGGTGTTCCTTCGAGAGAATTAACCAGAGACAAGGACTACTTTACTAAACATACGGATGACCAATACATCTAAAGGTAGGGGGACGGAAGTCCCCCCTTCCACCCTTCGGGAGGGAGACCCCCTCCTTGTAAAGGGTAAATGCATTTTCCCTTGATAACTCGGCGCGCGAGTTTTTACAACCATTTCTACAATAATATTTCACGAAGCAAATATTATTGTCATTTTCTTTGTAGATACTCGCTCATAAAAAAGCCAATGCCCTTAACAAGGTGGGGGTCTCCCGTAGGTAAGGGGGGACTTCCGTCCCCCTACTAGAATAAAAAGTAATATCTTCAAGGATTTGTATTTAAATACATTTTACGTTTTATAAATAACTTAAATGGAGAGAAAATTAGATTTATCTTATAATATTTTGTATCAATGTCATTATAAAGATTACAAGAACAATCAATTCCTTATTGAAACCGAAGAATTCAAGAGTTTTTCAAAAGACGATGAATATTTTCTAGAAAAAAAAATATATCAAGATGATTTGTTATCTATTTTTGGAATCGATCGCGAAAGTGAATTTCAAGATGAAACCATCAATCCAATCATTAGAGACTTGTATATAATTCTGGAAAAACAGGAAGATTTTAAATTACTTATGAATCAATTAGGAGAAGGAGATTTAGAAATGGGATTAATGATTATGTTCTCAATGGATTTATTATTTGTATCTCATCCTTGTTTTTGTGAGTTTTTACAAACGGGGCAAATATCATCTATCAAAATTGATTTATTAAAGAGAGAAATTCAACGTGTTTTTGATTCGCATTCTTCTTTCATATAATTGTTTTTTGAATTGAACAAGAATAAAATACCATTGATAAAATGAATAATCATAACTAATTGTATTTTCAATGATAAGAGGTGCATAACAATAATCGGTTAAATATTTCATCATTATAAATAATGGATGTCTCACCCGATAACTTATAATAATGTTTACAATTTCATTGGGTAAATGTGTCATTATTCATTACTTTATAAAAATAATTAAATAAATGCAATAAAAATGATTGTATAACTTATAAGTATTGTAAAAAATGTATAAATAATATATTATATATTATATATTATATATATTATGGCATCCACACGTAATAGAAATACACCAGGTAATTATTGTTTAGAACAAAGAGAATATCAACACTCCGAAAAATATGCCTTGTATAAATATTCCCAATATGGACAAGCCTATGATACAAAATGGGCTGGGAATGGTCTATTACCAGGTCAAATACCTGGGAATCAAATGTCCCATAACGCAGCCGATACTGAATCTTTTTTATTTGGAATCAATTCCACCAATTTAGTGAATCCCGCACCTTGTTTTGTACCAGAAATCACTCAATTAAAAAGTGCGAATGTTTATGAGAAAGGTCCCGTTTATATTCCAGAGCCTTTGGTCATTGCCAAAGATCAGAGACCTTTTCCTGTTTAGATTTTTTATTCAATTATTATATAATATGTCTGTTAATAATATATGAAAAAAAATCCCGAAGGATCTTTTTTATTTTTTGTTTTTATTTATGTTTTTTATATGTATTAGACAAATAGTTATATATATAAAATATAATGATATAAGATAATTCAAAGCCATTCAATACCGTCATCTTCTATAAAAAGTTCCGGATGCTTTTGAATCCATACCTTTTCTTCTTCTTCATACAATTCTTCCAAACGCACATCTACACGTTCATTTTCTGGATCAACCTTGGCAAATGGAGAAGATTCAAAGAATTGATCCATACTTAATTTATTTAAATAATAACGGTGATCATACGCCCATTCCGGATAAGTACGATATGGAACATTGGTACTGCGTAATAATAGAGGTGTAAAAGAATGCACCTTGTTCTTTACCATAGGTAACGTATTGGTAAGTAATTTTTGACGAAATTCTTCATATGACATTTCCATCATTTGTCGTATTTCTCCACGATTGTTATTATCCATCTTATTTGCATAAGGATACCAAGGAGCGGCGTTGATATTTAATTTAAGAATTGACATTTTATTTTAATTGTTGTTTTCAATAAAAATAAAAAAACATTTCAATTTTTTAGTAGGGGGACGTACGTCCCCCCTACGACCCCCTCCTTGTTGTTTTAGATTATTATATTGGCGCGCGAGTATCTACAAAAAAAAGAAAATAATATTTCGCAAAGCATAATATTATTTTAGAGATTATTGTCTATATCCCACGCCAGGTTAATTAGATAAAAAGCAAGGAGGGGGTATCCCGTAGGGAAGGGGGGACTTCCGTCCCCCTACTTTAATATTCAGGGATATGTTTTTTGAACAAACACCCTTGGGATGATAACCCTTTTATATCTTGTGTAACAATTTCAGGATTTTGATTTGAACAATTTGACATCCATAATTTAATAATACAAAAATTCTTTTTAGGAGATATGGTAATCCCTGAAACACTATTTACAAAGGACGTTTGCTTACTGATCGTATTACCAACCATCACATAAGTCAATTCTTTCCAAACATTATGTACATCTTTATTTGAAATCTTATAAGAAAAGCAACCGCCATTACGATTTTTAGGGTCTTCCCAAATAGGTTTAATACCATCACGCATTATAAATAACATACAATTCTTTACTAGTATTTCTGGTAATGTTTCCGTAATAGCAATAGCTTCTTCTACGTGTCCAAAAGTATATATCTTTTTGTAACTTTTTATGGACCAGTCCGTATCGTGAGGTAAATGTGCCCATAAAGTCCATTTATTCGATAGACTATGAAACGGTTGTTCTAGTTCTTCTAAACAAAAATCTGAACTCCCATTTTTAAGTACGTCCATTGTATTGGTGTACAGGGTTACCATATATTATATTTATAATCAATTTTTTTAAGTTGTTTTATTTTATTTTTATTCATTTACTACTTCTTCCTTTACTATTTCTTCTTTTTCTTCTAATGTTACCAGTTCTTCCTTTACTATTTCTTCACTTACAACTTCTTGTATTACTATTTCTTCACTTACAAGTTCTTCATTTATTATTTCTTCCTTAATTTCGTCTTGTTCAAAGACTTCCTCGCTTACAAGTTCTTCATTTACTATTTCTTCCTTAATTTTGTCTTGTTCAAAGACTTCTTCATTTATAACTTCTTGTATTACTATTTCTTCACTTACAACTTCTTCATTTATAAGTTCTTCACTTACTATTTCTTCCTTAATTTCATCTTGTTCAAAGACTTCTTCACTTACAACTTCTTCTTCATCTATAGTATTTTCTTCTAAAGAAGGTATATCATAATTTTCTTCGAAATCACTTAGATCCGAATTTTCAATTAAATCAGGCATATCAAAATAGGTAAAATCAAACACTTCCAACCCATTTTCTAAAATTTGAAATGCTTCGTTTTCATATATTTTTATATTGTAAATGTTAATATCCTTGGTAATGATTTGTAATTGATAATCTCCAATTTCAACCGACGAATAGTATGTTTTTAAAAAATAATCTAAGAAAGATTTATCAATGACATTCCTTTCCACCCAATAATAATAATCATCTGTGACAAAATGAATGTCTAAAGGATTTTCATTTTTATTAATAGGAATAATAATTGCCGATAGAATATTATAATCAATATTTCTAAATTTGAAATCCTCTTCACACGGTATCTTATGACAAATTTTCTGAAACGTTACATTATTTTGAATCATTTCACAAATCATAAAATCATACTCTTTTTCTAAATGTAATAATTCTTCTTTGGTACAACTATACACAATCTGATTGTCTTTGATAAAATCAATAATAACTTCTTCTTCCTCTTCCTCTTCATCATCTTCTTCATTAACAATACAATTCTCATCCGGATACTCTTCTTTCGAAATAAAAAAATCTGATAAAAATAAACATTCTTGATAGATTTCAGTTTCTTTCATTTTTTCAATCACGGAAGAAATCGGTTTTTGAACATAAGTAAGATATATTTTGTTTACTTTTCTTGAAGATATTTGTAAATTACTGTACTTTTCAATACAAAAATAAGTAATATTTATAACCGTTTCTTGAAATTTTCGATTATCATACATATAAAGATAAACCATATAAACGGTAAAAAAAGTGGTTATGATTGAAAAATTTAAAAACATACGTATTAGATGAATAAATAAAGTCATAATGAATGATTATAATTTTATTTACAAATGTATTTTTATATTGTTTATGAAATATATTATTATTATTGTTTTTATTTCTTGAAGAACACAGCGACACCATTCTTAAATTGTCCAACTTTATCACCTACTTCGCCATTATCATCTGCATAAATTTCACCATTTTTATTATCTGTTGTGTAATAGGTTTTGGAGTTAATCGTTACTTCGATTACTTCTTCTTCTTCTTCTTCTTCTTCTTCTTCTTTCTCAACTTTGTCTTCTTCAGCTTCTTCTTCTTCTTCTTCTTCTTCTTCTTCTTCTTCTTGAGCTTCTTCTTCTTCTTCAGCTTCAGCTTCTTCTTCTTCTTCAGCTTCAGCTTCAGCTTCTTCTTCTTTCTCAACTTTGTCTTCTTCAGCTTCTTCTTCTTCTTCTTCTTCTTCTGCTTCAGCTTCTTCTTCAGCTTCTTCTTCTTCTTCTTCAGCTTCTTCTTCGGCTTCGGCTTCTTTTTCTTCTTCAGATTCTTCTTCTTCAGATTCTTCCTCGACTTCTTCTTCAGATTCTTCCTCGACTTCGTCTTGTTTCTCTTCTTTTAGAAATTGATTGGTTTCTTTCTCTACAATTTGATTCTTAATTTCAACCGTCTTAATACTTGTTTCTAACTCTCTTATTTCCAAAGTAATATTTTCTTTGGATTTTTCATTTACATTTTTTTCGTCTTCTAATTTATTGATTCTCTTGGATAATTCATTCATCATATCAAGTAATTTATTAGTAATTAGAGTTTGTTCTTTTATAAAAGAATGATTTGATTGGATCATTGTTCTCAATTCATCAATTTGAGAATCTTTATCATTTCCCAATAAGAAGTCTTCTAATTTCTCTTTCACAACCACGTCATTATTCTCTTTCACAATCACGTCATTATTCTCTTTCACAACCACGTCATTATTCTCTTTCACAACCGCATCATCATAAATGTCAATAATTTCTGGTTCTTTTTTTTCTTTTTTAATATAAACAACATCGTCTAATTCCCCATTCTTACCCTTTTCAGTATAATCTTTGATCATACTATCTAATCCAAAACTCATTACACAATTAACGGTTTCCAATAATTGTTTACTATCATTTTTATTCTTCAATCCATATTTAAGAATATTTTTTAATATTTTTAAAAGCGGTTTGGTATTTAATTGTTCAGTCATTATATTTCTTTGATTACTTATGTTTATTTATTGACCAACTATCTTTAAATCAAAATCAATTTTTTGTATTTTTCTCTCAAAAAAAATTCGGTAAACCTCATAATATTATTTATGTAGTTATAAGAAAGAATGAATATCGAAGAAAAAATCCAAATCATACTCAGACAAACGAATTATACAAATGAAGAAGCATACCAAAAATTACAAGAAAATAATCACGACCATATTCAAGTAATTAAAACCTATTTAGGAGTTACTGAAAAAAAGGCACCCCTAGCGAAAACAAAAAACCAGGAAATATATCGTCAAATACGTAATTTTATTTATGTTCCGCCGAAATACTAACAAATATACAAAAATTCTACTTTTTATGTTTCTTTTTCTCTTTCTCTTTTTCAAATGGTTTTACAGCTTGAGAAGTAACACCGCTAGGGATAGGAACAGCAGACGGAAATGAAAAAATGTGACTATTAAAAACGGTAATGCGATGAATCATATAAACTGAAAAACAAATGATAATGAAAAGATATATTTGTTTATAATAATAATGTAAAAAAGGTATGTGGAGAGAAAAAAACCAGCCATCCTTTTTTTCGAAGCATTCGCCCTTTTTTTCAAAGTAAATTACTGGATAGGTATTATCATAAACAAAAATATCATCTAATAGATGATCGATTTGTTTTTCACTTCGTAGGGTTTTTAACTTTGAAAAAACGGTGTCCCATATCGGATGATTTTTTGAGAAAGCCATAAATTGTGTGTCGATTTCATTCTCCTTGAAAAAAGGATAAAGATAATACAAATAATCAGAATAAATGTTATTATTTTTCACTAGATAAATCGTATTCGAATTTGAATTCTCCTCATCTTTGTCTTCGACCTTATTCGAAAATAATTGATCAAAATGAAACTTACATTTCAAATTTACATCATAGTAGACCCCGCCATATTCTTTTAAGATTACATATTTCGCAAGAATACCTTTTGTTTTTATAAATTCTTTTTTCATTTTTTTGGAAGAATTAGAGTCGGTAAAAACAATATATTTATTCAAATTTTTATACATAGATAAGAATATTGGATATTTTTTGAGTAATTTTGAAATAGCGGTATGATCCCAGATCATAAATTCCCATTCTGGATTCGCCTTTTTTACCAATAAATGATTTTTTTTAACTTCTTCGGGTAATTGATCATAACCTTGTATCCATATATTATGTAATATTTTTGGGATCATAATATGCAACTGCTTGTTATATTATTATATATAAAGTATATAAATTTATATATAATGATTATATTCGATGAATCCTAAACATCTATTGATTTGACGCTAATAATCCAATGTTTGACATAAATTTCTCTCCCTTGGTCATTTTTTTCTTTAATAAATAAGAACTTGTGGTTGATGTCGACGATGAATATACTGCTTGTGATACTGAAGAAGGAATCATTTTATGATTAATAATAAAATCTTCATTATCTTCGTGTAATTCCGGTAAAATACGTGTTAAAGGTTTATCGACTACTAGAAAAAGTCGTTCATTTTGTAATAAATTTCGATATTCTTGGATCGTTAAATTCCCAAAAAATTTATCCAATAAGTAATGTGGTTTTGGCGCAGGCTTGATGTTTTTATTATAGTTGTAGATTTTACAATAAAGATGATTTAATAAATGATAACGTTCAAATTTAACGGAATGATCGATATTTTCCTCCATTAAATAGGCAACACTACATTCTGGACTACAAAAACAACCGTATACGTGATACGAATTATTTATATAATGTTTTGGAATATAAATAGGCGGATTGTCAAAATCATACGTGCACCAGAAACAAGCTGATTTTTTATTACTTGTATTGTTAATATGTAAATTATACTGTAATTGTTTAATTTTATTCCATAATTCTCGTTTTTTATTTTTCTCTCCCTTATCTAAACCTTCATTTGAATAATTATTCTTGTCTAGGTTTGATGAATCTTCGGATATATTATTACTATTTTGATGACTTGATATTTCACTCTTCAATGATTCATTTTTTAAAAATTCATAATGGAAATCATTAATGAAATTGTAATATTCAAGAGGCGAATCATTATTGCTTTTTAAATCATTTAAACAACATTTTAAATGTAAGATGATATTTATTTTATTTTCCTTGTTGTTTTCATTGGCGATTAATTGTTGAACAATTTTACCTCCTTTTGGTTTTCTTCCTCTTTTTTTAATATTGTCATTAGAGACTTTTTCATTTTTAATCACTACATTCATTTTATTCGAATTAAGATGGTTTTCAAGTAAATTTATATGTACTTCTTCTATTTCATCGATTATTTGATTTGTCTCTTGAATTATATTTTCATCGTTAGAAATTATACAATCTACCTCATTCTTTTTTTTCTCCTTTTTATCTTTTTTATCTTTTTTTACGGTCATTGATTAAATTTATAAATACTATCTTATTTTTGGTTTAAATTGTTTTTTGAATATATTAAGGGAATATACATATAAAAACTATCTAATTTAAATATTACGATCAAATGAATGATGAAACTTGTATGAAATCAAACTTTGAATTGACAAATCATTCGCCTTGGATGGAAAAATATCGACCGTCGAATTTTGAAGATATTGTATTAGATCCTTTGAACAAAAAGATTTTGAAAAATATTATTGAAAAATCTTATTTTCCAAATCTACTTTTATATGGACCTCCAGGAACAGGAAAGACAACGACCATTATTAATTTAATCAAGGCATACCAGGAAAAAATAAATTGTAAAGACCCAAGATTGATTATCCATTTGAACGCCTCGGATGAAAGAGGAATTGATGTCATACGAAATCAGATACTTCAGTTTGTAAATTCTAAAAATCTTTTTTCAAATGGATTAAAATTTGTGATTTTAGATGAGGTTGATTATATGACAAAAAACGCACAACAAGCATTATGTTATCTTCTTCAATGCTATTCCAAGAATGTTAGATTTTGTTTAATTTGTAATTATATTAGTCGTATTGATGAAAAATTACAGAATGAATTTATTAAATTACAATTTAATCAGTTACCAAAGGAAGAAATTATTTCTTTTTTACATAATATTTTTCAAAAAGAAAATATTAAAATAGATAAACAAAAAATTGTCTACATACAAGAAATATATAAATCAGATATTCGAAGTATGATTAATTTTATACAAGTAAATCAAAATAATTTGAATAAAATAAATGTAATGAATGAAAATATATGGTTAGAGATGACAGATAAAATTAAAAATAAAAATTTGAGTCAACAGAACAAATATATCCAGCAAATAAGTTTCAAGTATAATATGGATAAAAAAAATATCATCAAAAATTATTTAAATTATCTTATTATTCATACCGAGGTGACTTCAGAATTTTTAAGTTTTATTGAAAACTTGGTTCATATTCAAAATTGTAATCCGAATTATTATGTAAATTATACACTGACAAAATTGACTTATTTTTTTTCTAAAGAGGAAGGAATATTAAAATTACACATATGAATACGATGTTCTTTTTTTTTATAATTTGAGTATTTCAAGTAATTTTCATTATTATTGTTATTATCATAAATCGTAGACCTTAAATTTAATTTTAATATAAATTCATTCGGAGGTGAATTATTAATCGGATCAAAAATGTTATTATTAATACTATAATTATTGTTTTTTGGGATTGGAATCATAATCGAAGAGGAACGAATAGAATTCATTATTATTTTATTTTATGTTTATAAAAAAAATATTATCAAATAAATAATTATCAGAGAATTGAAATGAAATCAACCAATTCAAATAATAGAAAGAATATAAAGATTAAAGATTTAAAAATATAAGAATGCAGTCTTCAAATTTAGATGATGAATGGCAAATGTTTTTATTAGGAAATAACAGTATAAATACAAATAATTCATCAAAGAACGAAAAAAATAAAAACAATAAAAATTATGAAAAGAAGAATATCAAAAACAAACTAGAGATCGATGACGATGATCTTCAAGAACATGAATTTCTGAATATAGATCCAGAAAATATTGTAGACTCTAAAAATACAAATATAAATAATAATGAAGAATGTCCTAAATGTACACCTATTTATATTTCTACAAAAACAAATATTGCTTATTTGAATAGTCCAATTGATATAAAAAATGTATTTTGGGATGTACCGACAATCTATTATTCCAACCCAGAAGAGGGTATTATTAAAAAACAAATCAAAATAAACTCGCTTTCTGCAAACGAGTTAACAGATATTCAAACACGTTTAAAAAATGAGAAATATTTTGAAGAGCATATTATTACTCATATTGATAATACAAATAGCGAAAATTCATACAACGATCATTCGAAAAGGATTATTTTTAAGGATATACGTAAAATTAGTATTGGACTTTCTAAAAAAGATATAATGAGTTATCGTAATAAAAAAAAGAGTGCTTTCTATAACTGTTTTGTTTTAATTATTCGTTTAAAAATAGGCGAAATGTTCAAAGAATTTCACGTAAAGATATTTAATACAGGAAAATTAGAAATACCAGGAATCCAACGAGAAGAGGATTTCCAAAAAATATTAAAATATATTATTGTGGTTTTAAAACCATTGGTCAAAAATATTGAAGAAGAATTAGATTATAAAAAAGATAGCATAGAAACAGTACTTATCAATTCGAATTTTAATTGTGGTTATTATATTAATCGTGAAGTATTTTACGATATATTAAAATACAAGTATAATATTCAGGCAATTTATGATCCTTGTTCTTACCCTGGTATTCAATGTAAATTCTATTTTAATCCGGATATTCATATTCAATCGGGTTCCCAAATATCAGAACAAAATAAAGAAATCTATAAAAACATAAGTGAAGTATCTTTTATGGTATTTCGAACAGGAAGTGTACTCATTGTTGGAAAATGTGATGAAAGTATTTTATTTAAAATATATGATTTCTTGAAGGATATTTTTCAAAAGGAATATAGTGAAATTGGCGAGAATTTAAATACTACTTATTTAAACAAGGGAGATCAAGTGAAAAATAAGAAAATAAGAAAGAAGATAATGTATACTAATTTACTAGAATAATCAGAATTCTTTATCTTTCCATTTCTCATCTTTCAACCATTGAATAATATCATCTGTGTTTTTATTTTTTTCCAGTATTTTTTTATATATTTCACAAATCATTTGATTAATTTTTAAATGATTATCTGATTTCCAATCATTATCATAGATAAATTCCATAATATTATATTTGAATACATAAATATATTCATTGATTATTTCAAATATTTGTTTTTCATCTTTCGTTAAAATATCGATATTTTTACGATAGGACTCATCGACTTGATAAATGGTCTTTTTATAAACATATAAAATAGCATCATTTGAATTTAGTTTCAAATAAGAGATTTCTTCTTCTGAGATTTGATCGATAAATTCAACGTAATAATAAAAGGCTTTCTGACTATTATAATAAGTCATATTCAAATTTTTCGTATAAAGTAATAAAAAACGAAAAACGTGGGTAATCGTATCTAATCCACGAATCATAATGTATTTAGAAAGGTTGGTTTTCTTGATTTTGATATTTTCAAAAATATATTTGATATAATCCAAGATTACTTCCAGATATTTATCAACGACCTCTTTCCAAGGATAATTTAGTGTTTTCTTATAATTGATTGGATTATTTAATAGATAATTATTTTGTAATTCGGATGTTTTTTGAAAATTGGAATTCATTGAATTTGAAAATTTACTATATATATATATTCTTTTGATTAAATTACGATTTAAAGACAAATTTTTTTTATTGTTATAAAGAAATGTCAGAGAAACCTTCTCAAAATAATACAAGTCAATCACAAAATACAGAAAATAATTTTAAATTACCGAGTGAAATTACATTAAAACACGCAAGTAAATTAGCGATTGTCGAGGACAAACCAATTATGTTAGACTATTGGACCTCTTCTTTAGATAAAACATCACTTATCGGTGTAAGAGAAAGTGGCGAAAAATTATTGGTAAAAAGTGAGGATGAATATACCAGTCCGATTGCTAAATTTTATAAAAGTGCTTCGGAATATATTGTGGTGACAGAGAATTCGATTTATATTGTTTCTTCTGAAATTGTGAGTCGAAAGATTTCTTAA